GGTGTTTTAACAATGCCTTATGATTCAGAACGCTATGACCAAAATGGCGATTATAATAACTCCACTTATTATTTTACTGCTCCAATAGATGGTAGATATTTACTTACCTACGGAATTTATCTTTTTAACCATTTGGATAATGAAGCCTCGTATTATCTTGTTTCCATAGATACTAGTAATCGTGACTATGAATCTGCTGTTGAGGCTTCAGTGTTTGGTGGTGATGTTACACTTTATCATTTTAATGGTAGTGTTATAGCAGATATGGATGCAAATGACACTGCTAGAATATACATACAACAAAGTTATGGAACACAGCAAACAGATATTTCTTCAACGTCACATTTTAGTGGTGCGTTAATATGTTAGGAGATAATTTATGGCATATATAGGAGTCAGTCCTTCTAATGGAGTAAGAACAGTCTTTGACTATACTGCCACAGCAGGGCAAACGAGTTTCAGTGGTAGTGACAACAATAGTCAGACACTTTCTTACACAGACAGTGCTTACATAGACGTATATCAAAATGGTGTGCTTCTCATACCATCTGACTACACTGCAACTACAGGCACAAGCGTTGTACTAGATACAGGTGCTACTGTAAGTGACTCAGTACAGATTGTAGTCTATGATGTATTCTCGGTAGCAGACACTGTAAGTAAAGCAAATGGTGGTACGTTTGATGGTGCAGTTGCGTTAGCAGGTGGTGTGTCAGGAAACATAGCTAATGTTTCAGGAGACATGACAATAGATGTAGCAGGAGATATTATTCTTGATGCTGATGGTGGTGATGTAACTATAAAAGATGGTGGCACAGATATAGGTGCTATATCAAACATAAGCTCTGATTTGAGTATTTATAGCCTTACTGGTAATCACAAAGGCTTAAGGTTTGGTAATGGTCAAATAGTACCAACTAATAATGCAGGTGCAGATAGTGACAATACTACTGACTTAGGTGGAACATCCAACAGATTTAAAGACCTTTATTTATCAAGTGGTGTAAGAGTTGGTGGTACTGGTACAGCTAATCTGCTTGACGATTATGAAGAGGGAACATGGACACCAACATATACTGCAGGAACTGCTCCTACAGTAAGCTATAATACACAAGATGGTAAATACACAAAGATAGGTCAAACAGTTGCTTTTAATTGTAGGATAGCAACAAATTCTACATCAGGAGGGTCAGGTTCAGTATATATAACAGGATTGCCTTTTGCTAATAGTAAAATTAGTTCAGGAGCAGTTGTTTCAGCATATTGGACAGGGGAATCTCCTATGAAATATAGAATTGTGTCAAGTGGTATATTTTTATACTACAGAGCTAGTCTTACTGGTAGTGATATAAATAATAACACACAAACTGGTGATTTTAATACAAGTGGCAGTGGTGGTAATTTAGTAGAAGTAACTGGTGTATATTTTACAGATTCGTAGGAGTAAAAAATGGCAATAACCAAAACAATAGAAATACCAAAAATAGAGGTTGTAAATGATTGGAACATACAAGTTGCAACAGATACAGTTATAAAAGAAGATGGAACTGAAATAAGTAGGTCAAGGCATCGTCATATTCTAGTACCTTTTGCATCATCGTATGATAAATCTAGTGAAAAATGGACACATACTGCAACGGATATTAGTAAAGAAGCTACTAATGTACAGGCGATAGCAAATGCAGCGTGGACAGATACAGTAAAATCTAATTATAAGACATTTACGGAATCCCAAGAGGTATAACGAATGAGCAAAGCAGCAGATTTAGCATTACTAGCAGGTGGAGCAGATACATCCACAGATACAAGTAACTCAGGTGATGTGGCACTTGACTTTAGTCAGTTCCAAAACTTCATATTGACATTCACAGGTAATGTAACATTCACCAACCCTACAACAGAAGTGATAGGACAATCAGGGTTTATCATCTGTATACAAGATGGTACAGGTAGTAGAACACTATCTCTAGGCACAGATTACGAAACATCAGGTGGTGCAGGTATAACTCTTAGCACTGCAGCTAACGCAGTTGATTTGATACCTTATGTGGTTCAGTCGGCAAGTAACATATTATTAGGCAAGGTACAGAAAGAATTTAGTTAATGGCACTTCTTGGTAACTTAAAAGGTTCAGCACAAGTATTTCAAGACACTGAATTTTACAATGGTGTTGCTACACAGTCATTAAGATTTGAGGATGGCAGTTCTCATAAATTGACTAGAACCTTTAGTAGTGATGTTGATAACGATAAGAAAATGACCATAAGTGTGTGGGTAAAAAGAGGAAATTTAAATACTGGTAGTACACAAGTCATTCTTGCTAATTATACTGCTGTCCGTTTTCTAGGGGAATTGTGTTTTGATAATGACACAGATGGAATACGTTTTGACCCCGGTGGTGATGGTGATGGCTCTTCAAATGCTTATAGAGTTATAACATCTGCTCAATTTAGAGATGTTGGGTCGTGGTATCACATTGTTCTAGCATATGATTCAACACAAAGCACAGATACTAATAGAGTTAAAATATATGTAAATGGAGAGCAACAAACAGTAGTTGCAGATGGTTCAGGTCAGTCATTTCCTCCACAAAATTATGCACATGAGTATTCCTATAATGGGGCAAATAATACAATAGGAGAGTTTGGAGCAAGTTTTAATTCAGGTTATTTAGATGGGTATTTATCTGAATTTAATTTTATAGATGGCTTGACATTAGACCCAACCTATTTCG